GGGTCTGATGGAGCGTAGTAACATCGAGGACAGCCTGTAAAGAAGAACAAAGAGAAGTCTTCAGCACCGGCAACGAAATCGAAATAGCGTGAGGTGTTGTTCTCGGCATTATCGGAATCGTCGACAACTGTCATCTTATGGTATGTTACCCCCACCAAAGTCGTGGTTTGGTTGACTTGCTTAGCGCGCAAGAACCGCTCGTTGACTTGGTAGGGAAGCTCGTACTCAATAACAGGGTTCTGAGCAGACGCCTGGTAATATAGCCCGTCATGTCCGTGAGGGTAAAGTCTCACGTTGTCAGCGGCCACAAAGTTAGGCGTGTCAGAGAGGGTTATGGACCCTCCACCCTCAACATAGGTACTATCCGGGTCAGAAACCCGTTCGACCATCATCATGTGTTGGGTGAACCCGTTCACGCTGAGCGGGGTGATGCGTGCGGTTTTGTAACGTATTCCACCTCTACGTCCCACATAAGCTGGAGTGACCCAGTTAAGTAAGGTCATCCTGCATCGGTTGTAAGGCACTCCGTTCGCGGAATGGATGCCGGAGAATCCGACGTATCCACGGTAATACGGAAAGTCTCCCGATTGGCGACGCCACCAGCTTTTGAAATTACTGGTGACGCGGGAACTGTAGAAGGTGTGAAAATTGTAACGTTTGCACATTTGCCTAAATGACGTAATTTTCTCTCCATAACATATGTCGGCCAGGCGGTCGGTATCGGAAATCATGGCACCTAAGTGCACATCTGTATCCTCTGCCACCGGGGTCGACGGGTTAGGGGTGTCATCCTTATCCGTTGCCATATCCCCAGACTGAGGTTCGAGAACCTCTTGAAAGTTTAAGGGAGGCGTAGGTTTTGGAAACCACGAGTAGTTGTCAATGGCGCTTGAGGTCGGGTTAGCAACCTCGAAGTCATCACACATGCTCACAAACACGTTGACTTGAATATCGTTATTCACGGCGGAATTCGGAATAGTCAACTCGTTCACTACGTAAACCGAGATAACCCCGTTATGTTGATCTTCCTCCGAAAGATCTACGGGACTCGTGTTATAAGGGAATGTCGTAACACCGGGACGTCCGTGTTCCAGGTATGGTCTTTGAGAACCCCATCCTATATCGACTGTGAAGTCTTTGTTGGAGGCGATATCGTAAACCTTTTGAAAAGATGTGTTCCATTCAGCGGCCGCAGAGGACCATGGGTCATACACAATCTTAATACGTCCTTTGTGATAATTGGACGAAACGATCTGGAATCTAAATTTCATTGTCCCTCGCCAATGCCTAAAAGGCATGGTCGCAAAGCAACAAGCAGGCATATGAAGCTCTGTGTTGTTCGCTACAGTCTGCTGGGACCACACAGTAGGAGTTACCATGCAGTTCCACAAGAGTGTCTCGGGTGAAGACGCGACTGCCCAGTCGAATGACGTAAGATACGTCTCGCGCATTGCGATTGACTTTATGGACATCTCGTCTGTATTACCCAAGCCTGTGACCCGAGGGTCGATGGTTGTCTCTTGTTTGCAGTCCACCGTTAGTTTGGTGGTGGAGTCTGGGACATTAGTGTTCGACATGTTGCCAGCATACGTCGGACGATAAGGGACAATATCGTTAATGACGGCTGGTCTTGAATAGCCAAAAGACGTGGCTATTGAGGAAACTGCACTGGCAGCCATTTCCGTGGCTCGTGCATATATGCCAATAACGGGTGCACTCGAAAGAGCACCAGCTGCTCGCGCGATGATGGACGCTGGTCTTGAAATGGGACCAGATCCGTACTCATCTCCCTGCGGGTCGAGGACTTCTCGACTTTGCGGCGCAAGCGTGGAGGGATTCGCCACTGTAGGAATGCTAATCGACATGTCGACGCACTCTGCTAGAACGGTGATAGTAACCGAATCAGTGGCTCCATTGGCATGCTTCAAATCGTTGATGGCTTTCATCACGATAGTACCCATTTCTTGCCACTCAGATTGTGGTATAGATAGGGCGTTCTCGTACCAGAAGAAAGGTAGTAACATTTCACCACCTTGAGACGTTGTTGGATCCAAATATATATGGGGCCGTTGTGACTCACCGACAATATCGACCTTGAAGAAGGCACGATCGGTAGAGAAACCGTCTGATCCTGGTAAGGGCAAGTAAGAAGCTATTAACCTGCCATAATGGAATCCGTTTCCATTAATCATAAACTTTAAACGTAACTTCGATCGTAAGAGAGCATAGTTTGAAATCCTGTTGATAACACGAGGGTCTTCGAAGAATAAACTCCAAGGGTTAAACTTTACCTGAAAGTTGGTATCAGTTGTCGCCCACTCGTATTCAGCGATTTTAACAGGCCTCTGAAAGAAGTCCCCCAAGTTTTGATCTGGGGCATCAGCGACGCCATAAGAGGAGTCAGGTTGACTATCGACCGCATACCCATACGACGGGTTTTGGTCTATA